CCGAATCTGGTCTGAAGTGAGCTCCTCGTCGGCGTCCTCTTCACCCTCCGGCTTGGGGGGTGGCAATGGAGCAGCCTCACCCTTGACTGAGGTCGGCCCCACTACTGACTGCCCGAGGACGATTTGGAGCGCCTGACTACGAATGTCTGCTAGTGCTCCGACGATCTCCTCAGCGGTAGACACCCCGGCCTGGTGCAGCTTTTCTGCGATGACCTTGCCCACACCGATCTGAGCTGCTTTTTCAATTGCTAGGTCCAACTGTAATTGCGTAACCAGTTCCGCCTGAGCAATTGGAGCGGCGTCAGCGGCCTCGACCTTGGCGACCAAGTCGGCGTTCTGTGTCTGGAGAGCTTCGAGTGACGATGCGACATAGCCCTCTAGCAAGTCCTTTCGGTGCTCTGCGAGCTCCTCGATGGTCAAATCCTTCCATTCGATTTCCATGATGCTATTCCCTCCTGTAGTATCTGCATATTCCGGTACTGTAAAGTTTTCCAACACCTTCACTATTCCAGCTCCAATGATCCCAGCTTGATCGCATAGGTCGATGCCCGCGACGCGTGCACCTTCCATTACTTCAATGACTCCATAATCCTTTCCTCCTTCATCATTATCCAGCACAAGATCGTGCATCGTACTCGTCACCTCGCACATGCGTACTGACGTTTGTCCCACCACTCCGTCCATGATGAGGCGAATAGTGTCCCTTCCCTCTTGGGTAGGAGAGATGAAAGCACGATAGTGAATATCAGAATCCACTCGAAACAGCTCTTCAATCTTGCCGATGGGATTCTTTGAGGCACCACCGCTAAACATCCCTCCGTAAGCTGACCCATGTTTGTTATACATGGTCATCCGACCACCGAGTTCTACTGAGGACATAGACCTCGCAGTACAGAGATCGTTGAACTCTGAAGAGTAGTATCGTTCATAACCCGTCCCCAGCTGGCTGACAGCATCATCGATGAAGGCGATTCCCTCGAACCGCAGGCCCTCACGTAAAGCGTCTTCCAGAGCAATTCCCTCCTCTAGTACAATGGCGCCTCCTAGCATCGCCTCATACACTGGAATGCTCTCTTCTTCAGTAGATTCCGTCTTGTGCCACTTGCCAGTAGTGTCCTTACGGTATCCTGCAGCATACAGCGCTTTGTTCATCGACCCGTAAGCGTAAGCGAATGACAGCTTATCACTCTTGGTCGATTTGTACTTGTTGTTGAATGCTGTGATGAATACCTCGATGAACTCTTGCGGGATACTCTTTCCCTTGAGTCGACGGGGAGTGGATCCAGGTGTGTATGGCATTATACTTTCTCCTTGGGTGGCGTTTGTGGTAGTGCCATCGGCGTTGGTTTGAGATTATCAATCTCATGTCTTGACATCCCTACGTGATGAGTACGAACGTAATCCAGATCAACCACTCCCCTATCGAGTAAGTCAGCATCTGCATTCGTGAAGTGCTCCAAAGCTTGACTCTCCTCCAGCATATCAGCCCAGGAGGGTCTCGGCCATATGATAACGTACTCCACAGAGTCGGGGTCTATCTCCAACAAAGCCAGCTGCAACTGAATCGTATGATTTATACCCTCACTCAACAGTGACTGGACTCTCTGAATGAACCTGACGAATCTCTTATCCTGTGCCTGTAACGTCGCCTTCGCGTTGATATCGCGTTCAAGGCCCAAGTGCGCTTTAGGCACTCGCAATGATGTTATGACTTTGTTCTGATAATATTCAATTGGATTCAAGTTCAGGAATCCAGAGTTGCTCGTATCCAATATCTTGACATCTGTGAGTCCAGGATAGGCCCGGCCACCAATGTTGTGCATCGTCCGGCCCACGTAAATATCCTTCACGACTGATAGCTGCTCTTCACCCTTTACGCCAGAAGCGATTTGTCTAGTGGTGAGAGACTTTGCGAAGGCCAGAATATATGCCTCTGCTTCCTTGGGCGTCTTATTCGTCACATCTAAGATGAATAAGAGTCGGGCGAAGGCGCGAGTCAACCAGTTGATGACTAGAGCTTCTTCCATCGCCTGCCACTTTTTCCAGGGGGTGCGAGCGGTGCGAAGCAATGAGCGCCCATATTTGGCACTGCCACTACGATTCCATCGTAGGTGCTCTATCTGCCAAGGATAGAACCAAGCGAGACGCCTAACCGTGCCCGGCTGATACTGCTCAAATGCTGCCTCACCAGGCTCCACGCCCTCCATAAGCAAACCAGCGACATCTTCATTTCTGACCATTGACTCCGGAGGCATATACATCAATCGCACAATGCGTAGGCTGGATAATTCCACCACATTCTGCAAGAAGGTGTCCCCATAGAGAAGCGTGTCCCTCGCCATAGCATACGCCTTCTCTGCCCACCGAGTCTGTTTCAGAGTCTCTTCAATAACCTTGATCACCTCTGGTGAGCCCTTGCTATATGATAACCAAAATGAGCTAGCAGCACCATCCTCAGCATTCACTGCGTTATCAGCTAGAGTGTCAAGAGCAGCCGACACTTCATCTACAGTATCATCCATCTCCAGAGCATCACGGTATACATCAAAGCGATCATCAGACAGCTCAAAGAAGGCGGCGGGGAGCGCTCCCAACGGAGCGGTCACACTCCCTTGTGCAGTTGTTCCAGTAGTAGGCGATTTGGGTTTGAACCAACTTCCTACCGTTTTAGATATTCTAGTCAGAACTCCACGTGGACTAGCCATTGAGCATCTCCATCCTATCACTAATAGCGGCGCCATCCTCTATGCAATTCTGCACAACCTCACAGATTCGAATCACATCCCTAGGAGACACTGCCAGTCCAGTGGGTAAGACCACAGTTTGATTAGCGACTCTTTCCGTGGCTGGAAGGCACCATTGCCTATCGCTGTAAGGAGGCATCAAATGGCAAGGAGGTGAAAAGTATCGCCTTGCCAAAACGCCTTCAGCTTGTAGTATCCATACTAAAGCGTCCGCTGATAACGCTCCCGATACTTCAATTACGACATACTGGAAGTTCCTTTGTCCTTCCTGCAAGTACACTCGAATGTTGGAATGTTGCAGATGGTCCACATATACATAGTAGTTATAACGATTCCATGCTATGACTTCGGGCACTGCTATAAGATTGGTCACTCCCGCAGCTGCATGCAATTCACTCATTTTAGCGTTGATCCCAAGCCCGCTCACAGAGTGCGATCCGTCTCCAATAAATCCAAAGTTCCGTAGCTCTCTAAGTCTTTGAGCTAGCGGCCCATTGTTCGTAGTAATAGCTCCACCCTCTGCGGTATTGAAAAACTTTGTGGCGTGAAAGGAAAACACCTCACAGTCACCAAAGCCTCCAATAGCTCCAGCAGGAGTAGAACAACCATAAGCGTGAGCAGCATCGAAGAACAGAACAATGTCATACTTCGCAGCGATCTTTTCTAACACAGTGGGAGCACAGGGGGAACCCCAGGTGTGGACTCCCAAGATACCTACAGTGTTATCCGTTATCTTCGACTCCACATCTATTGGATCCAGAACGTGCGTTCGTGGATCGATGTCAGCGAAAATGGGAGTATATCCCTGCCATGCTAAAGAGTGAGGAGTTGCCACAAAAGTGAAGGAGGGCGTTATCACTTCTCCGAATCTGGGCATCAACGCCCTTGCTGCGATCTCTAATCCAGATGTTCCATTTGTTACAACTATACAATGCTCTACTCCCAGCATTTGACGCAATCGCGTCTCAAGCATTTGAACCCATGCCCCATTGTTGGTTAACCAATAGCTATCCAACACTGCACTGAAGGCCTCAAGCATTTGAGACTTCGCGGCTAAATTGGGCCTGCCCACGTGTTTGGGCTCTTCAAATAATGGAGGCCCACCAAAAATAGCCAACTCTTTCATTGCTATCCTTGCTCTGCTTCAAGACGAGCAGTCAATTCCAAAATGCGATCGGATGGCCGTGACCTTAAAGCACGGACAGGGCATCCAGCATAGATAGTCCATGGCTCCAGGATAACATCCCGCAATACAAGGGACATCGCCCCAATAACTACGCCATCTGGAATAACCACCCCTGGTAGAATCACTGAATTGGCCCCAATCATGCAATGCTTCCCGATCGTCACATAAGAACGAATTGCAATCCTGTATGGCTCCGGTATGGCCGCCCCCAATAAGCTGTTTCCATGCACATCTTCCGTGCCAGTGAAGATTCGTACTCCACTTGAGAGTGTGCTATAATTCCCTATAAGACATTTCCCGCCTCCTGTAATGGACGTAAAGGAGGCGATATGCACATAGTCGCCTATAACCGTTGTCTCTCCTCTGCCAATGAATACGAAATCATCAATGATAACGTCATGGCCTAGAAAGATGTTCTCTGGGCATACCAGCTTTGCTAGCGGATAGACTTTAGGCTCTTTCATGCAGCATCTCCTCAAATCTCTTCACCCAAAGAAAAGCCAACCTTGAATAATCATGCCGTTTTTCTCCAGCCTTCGCACGTAATTGCATCATAGACAGGTTAGGAGAAGTCATTAGTTGTATCGCTATTTCTGCGAACTGCTTGTGCCATGCTCCTTTACGTGAGACGATGTATCCTGTA